TTCAGCAAGTGGGTCAAACTGCATTAACGATAATGGATTAGAGAACCAAATACCATTACGTACTTTGGCTGAGTTGCTACTAATAAGTTCGTTGCCTAAAGTTATGTCATCATTGTTGTTATAATACTCAATATCTCCAAGTATTAACTGACCTGACCAAATCGTACCAACGTTCGCTCTCGGTATAAATCCTGTTGCAGGCACTACTGCGCCACCCTCTGCATCAAAAGGTGTATCACCGTATGCGTTGTAAGGTCTTACCACAGCGCCATCTGTAGCTGTTCCTGCAAAAGTAACCGTTGTAACAATCCCACCAGTCGTGGTTGTTAGTAAAGTACCAGCATTAGAATAAACTTTATAGCCAATTATGTCAGCGCTACCTGAATACTCGTTTGTCCAAGTAACAACAACATTTCCACCACTCTGCGCATTAGTAACATTTGATGGTGCACTTGGTGCATATCCTGGGTATACTGCAGCAGTTGATCCTAGTACAGTACCGTCAACGTCAGCGGTTGACCCTTCGTTAGCACCTGCTGTAGCAAATGTGATAGAGTAGCGAGATGGTATACTTGTAATAGTTCTTGTGCCATTGTAGTCAGTTCCTAGGTTTGCTATTGTTACTGTATCTCCTACACGAAAGATATGTTTAGTAGACATAGTAACTGTTGCAACATTACTTGTAATAGCTCTTAATGTTGTGTAATGTGTATTAGTTTTTATAACACGATATACACCAATACTTGAAGATGTATTTGCCCATACTAATAGTGGACTTTGTAGCCCTCCTATTGTTTCAGATTGATTGATAAGCAAAGCTGGTAAGGCTTTACCACTTGCAACAGATGATACCTGTAAAGTTGTTTCGCATAGGAAGTGGTCGTTAGCGTCTGCTACTACCGTTGCATCTCCATTGGAACTTGTAAGTCTTGTCCAGGCAGTAGAGTTAGTTGTACCAAATACCGTACCATTGCTAGGAGCAGTTGCTGCCCATATCTCACCATTAGTTTTTATACCAACAATGTAGTTTGTACCATCGGCTGCTGTTAATTGTTTTATCTCTCTAAAGTTAGTTTCAGTGCCAACTCTTTGAAGTGGCCATTGAGTTACAATCCTTGTTTCATCTTTAAGAAAGAAACCTTTTAGCGTAGTCCATTGGCGCTCTGTAAAATCAACAGGAGCAAAGGCTTCGTGTATACCGCCTGAGAAGTTCGTTATATCTATTACTTTCAAATTTAAACTCCATAGTTATTATCGCGTCTACCAAATATACGTCTGCGACCACCTAGGCGCATAATTGAACGATCACGCTCTGATAGGTAGTCACCTTTCATTTGTTCCATTCCATCTTTAAACTGCAAGTTATAATAACCTCTGCGTTCTGTTTCGTCACCTTCGCGGATTAGAACTCTTACAGACGCACCGTAAGCTACAAGTGAATGAAACTTTGCATCAAATACTGGTAAATCTGTACCGCTTGATAGATTAGCAAGTTCACTAAAGTATCTTAAAGTTATAGTTTCAGAAGCATCAGGTGTTGGGTATAATTCAACTACTCCATCCCAAACGCTGTACTCTTTTGGTCTTCCAATTAAATAAGGACCAGGACTGTCATCTGTACTGTATCTTGATCTTGGGCGTAACTGTCTACGATTAACATCGTTAGAAAGTATAGCCATACTAGCTATTGCATTATCTTGTACCCCAGCAGGTAGTGAGTAAGTTGCTACATTTGTACTAGTTGTAATAGTTGTTTGGGCACGCAGAAAAGGCCAATCGGCTTCACGATTGATTTCCTGATACGCTTCGTTAATAAATAGATCTATATCAGCGTCTGTTACTATTGCTGTGCTCTGTATGCCAGTTAAAGATCTGACATGAGCACGTAGTTGTGTTAGATTCAATTGGCTCAACTCCTCACCTATCGTGCAGTACCCGACAACGAAAAACCCCGATAGCGTTAGCCACCGGGGTCTTCGTTATAGTGCGACTATGCGCGGTTTAGCTTACCATGTGCGCGACGGTTGTTTGTCCCTACGCAAAGTACACTAGCTAATGGTGTTACAGTATCAAGAGTGCCAGTAATTACCTGTGCTGGCATTGCCTTCATAAAGTTACCACCTAGGTAGCGAGCTACTAAGTAGTCAGTGTTGATGAAGTATGCTGAGTTTGTAGGGCAGTCTGGATCAAGACGAACTGGAATACCATCAAAGTCTAACTGACGGAAACGAGTTTCTCCTGTTCCTGCTACGCCTGGGTACTGAATTTTGCTGTCAAATGAGTTTTCGTATTCAGCGAAAACGTTACGACCAGCGATGATAGCATTTGGGCGCTCCCCTGAAGCAACATAAATGTCGTCAGAGATTGTACGGAATGCAAGGCGAATATCATATCCACCAGCAGTAGTTAGTGTCTTTTCTGTTGCTTTCCAGTATGCCTTGATTGCAGCACAAGTTACAACACCAGTTGTGTCAGCAAGCAGACCGGTTGAGCTACCTGTGTTGCCATAAAAAACTTCAGTTGCTGATACTGCAGTAACTGTTGCTCCAGCTGTAACTGTGTTAAACGATGCGTTAGCAGTTGAAGTTACAACAATTGTGTCGCCAACGATAATGTCGTGTGCGCCAATAACAGCTGCTGCTACGTTTGAACCATTGCGTTGGAACGCTGTGGTTGCGTATGTTGCAACTCCACCACGAATACCACCAACAGTACGAGAAGTTGAAGTTGTCAACGTATCGCTGTTTGAGATGATTTCATCTAGTGTGTTAAATGCTCCAGAACCTGCAGAACCTGCAGTGTGTAGAACTGTTGCTAACTTCTTTCCATGACCCTTAACTGCAGAATCAAGGTGTGCCTTTGCAAGTGAAACTACCTGCTCTGGTCCTGAGTTCATTTCAAGTTGCTTAAACTCTACGCGAATTTTCGAAACAAGTGGAGAAGCCCACTCATACTTCGCCACGCCAAGAATATCGCTAGATACTCCGGTGTTAAATGTTCCTGATGCATCTGTAAATACTGTTGAAGAATCATCAGCAGCTACGATTGGGAATATTACAGACGGTCCTGTGGCAGACTTAATGCTTGCCTTAAGGAAGTCTAGTGTTGGGTGTGCTGTAAACACGTTGTCTACAAGTTGCTTTTCGATTTTCTGTACGGTTGCGGATAGCAACTCGTTGAAATCATTTTGACCTAATGCCATAATTTATTTCTCCTATTGTTAGTTTGACGAGGGTTAGTTATTACGAGAAGATAACTCTTGAAATGCTTGCCACGCTGCGTCTTCTATGTTCGTTGCTATCTTTCCAGCTACAATCGAACCACCAGTTGACCTAGGATGTATAGCACCAGTTGCTAACTTCTTTGCATCTACCTCTGCCTTCTTGACAGTGGCTTTTGCGGGTTTTGCTTGTGATTTCTCAAACTGTAAAGCTTTCCATGCGGCTTTGAGATTCGAGACTTCATTTTCAAGAGCATAGTTTAACAACTCTAATTTAGCTTCAATCTCTTTGTTCGGATCTCCTACTAAATTATTTGTTGTTGCAATCTCTGCCCATTGTCTATCGTATTCAGCAATCAAAGAATCTTCAACAGCTTTCGCTGCGTTTGTTTCATCAAATGCTGCCCTCTCTTGTTCGAATTTAGAAAGTCTAGCTTTCACATCTGCAAGTTCGGATTGACCTTTAACCTCGCTTACCCACTTCTCTTGGACTTCAGGTGTAATACCAAAAGTTTCCAAGAACTTAGGATCAAGCTTTTCGGCCTTAGCCAGTTCTACGATAACTTGCGAAAGTACTAATGTTGGGTCTTCTGTAGAGGAAACGAACCCACTCACTACTTCCGCCTGATTACTTTCCCATCGTTGTGAAAGACTTGTGACATATTCAATCGCTTGGGTAGCTTGCGCTCTTTCGCTTTCGAGTGCCTTACGTTCTTCCGCTAACGCTTGTGTCTTGCGAGTATAATCTCTCTGACGTAGCGTTGCTTCCTTTACTGACACCTCAGTGCCATCAGGTAAAACAATGGTATCATCTTCAGTTACAGCAATTGGTGATTTATTAGTATCATCAACGCTGTCGGCAGCGTCATCATTTTCTTCAACTGTAGTTTCTGTCTCTTCATCAGCATCCGTCTCAGTCACGTCAGCAACGCTCTCTTCGACTTGTACTAAAGTTGATTCTTCTTCTGTTACCGCATCACTAGTTATCTGATTTGCTGTATTCAGTTCTGTGAGTGCTGTTTCAAATAGATTTTCGAAATCATTTACATCTGCCATATTTTATTCTCCCTTGTCCGAGTGTCATAACCATAGGTGTCGCATTTTGCGATCTCGTTAACTTGTTCGGCTATGAGGACAGATAAATATACCTATCCTCTCATATATGTGTCTTAACCCGACAGAATTAAATCAGGCCAGCTAAACCAGCACCCGGTGGCAATTGCTCAACAGGTCCGGCAAACAACTCTTCTTCAGTTGGTATACCTTGTTCAGGTGCTAATCCTCCCTGAGCCGCTGCATTTAGCAACTCAGGTGGCAGTCCCTCTGGGCTCATAGGAGCAGCACCAGCCATCTCAGGTGGCATTGGTGGTTGAGGAACTGGCGCAGACTTGACCAAGAACATATCTGGGTCATAGCCAAGATCACGAACAATGTGACGAAGTGCAGGTTCAGTGTCATAACCCAATCCTTGTAAGGTTGGTACAATAACACTTAGCATCTCTAGTGCACGAGCTTGTTTAGTTGCAGGGTTAACAGCAGATAAAGAACCACCTTCTACCCTCATATCGTACTCACCTGTAATCACATTAGTATCTATATCAGCCCAAACTCCACCGTTTACTCCAACTAATCTTATCGCTCTTGCATCTACCATAAACTCTTGACATAATCTAATCACATGGTTAAATATCTGTGATGCAGATTTTTCTACTGATTGCTGCTTATCTTTAGCTCTCAAAGTAGCTACACCATCAACAACTGCAGCAGCGTAAGCACTCATTCTATCTGCGCCCACCCCACCCGCTTGGAAATCATTTATACCAAGTACTTGACGCATAGCATCTTCAAACTTTCCTTGGGCGTTATAGATATCAGCAGGTAGTGGTGCTCGTGGTAATACAGAGATTGCATCTCTTGGATTTAGACCATTCATAGCTTCCATTTCAATTACAACATCTGGTTCATCACTTTCAAGTCTATCTCTTGACTCAGCATCAAACAATCCACGAATAGTAACGTATTTGTTACCTGACCTTCTCATATTATCTACTTGTTCAGTAAATGTTTCATTTAGTTTCTCTTGTAGTGATGCGATATTCTCAAGATCACCAAATGACCAAATTTCATTACCACCATCTGAGAAGTTTCTCATGTGTACAAAAGGTGGGTATCTATGTGAGTAAGGTATTGCACCTTCAAATAGAGGTTTCTCTGCACCTAACTGAGTTACTGTTAATGTACGTGTACGCATATCATAGAACTCATAGATAGTTGCTGTCTCTGATATCATAGCTTCTCCAGGTGAACCATCACCTCTTTCAGTTAATCTCTCTTGTATATCTACTAAACCATCTTTGATAATATCTTGTGTATTAGACAATGCAGGATTTGCTTTAATTTCATCAATTGGAAGTACAATACGATGTGCTACCCATCTTGTTTCTTCTAGTCGTCTTGCGTTAGCAGGAAAGTAGATATCATAAGGAGATACATACTCAACAAATGGTTCATCTGATTGTACAATACGATCTGTTAGAGCTACATACTCCATTAATTTTTCTACACCAACAACTGGTCGTTCTTCATCGATAGATAAACCAATCTCTGCTTTTAGTACACCTGTCATATCTGACTGTACATCTTCAGGGTTTCTTGCTACATCCTCTGCTATATGCTTCCAACCAATTTTACAAAATCCATTACCAAGCACAACCATATCCTGTGCCATATCTCTTAGTACTGCTGTTGATTGTGAGCGTATCCAGTAATAACCTGCGACTGCCTCTGCAACCTTTGCAGTAATCTCTGCTTCTTCCCCACCTGCGTATGGTACAGCAATAGGCTTAGGGTCTCTTGCTACGATAGTTGCAAGTATCATATTCAAATGTGGTAAAACCATATTGATAGTTTCTAGGTCTGCTGGGTGTAGTCTTTCAAATATAGTTCCAGATACAGTACCTTCACCAATAGGCATAGATTTACCAGTACGATACAACTGTTCAAGAGATCTAAACCAACTATGTCTCCATTTGTAGCGCATTCTAGAGTCGTCAATAAGTTCCATGACTTCTTGATGTGTATACGGTCTAATCTTAGATGCCACGTAATCTCCTATTTCTACGAGTCACCCTGCGGTGCTCACTCCAAAACCTTCGGTTAGAGCGTTCCTCATGTCTTTGTATCCTCATGACATCCTCATATAGAGGTGCAAGGTCAAGCTGGAACTCACCATTACCTTTGGTATCACCTATTGCGCCCGAGCCGACAGCGATTGTTTCCTCAAGTAGTACATAAAGCCCAATAGCCAAAGACATAACTAAGTCGTCATGACAGCCAACATCTGCTGCAGTTGTACCATTTTCTCGTCTTACGAAAGTACTTAACTCCTCTCGTAGTAAAAAGTGCACATTAAGTAACTTGCACTGTCCATGATCGTCAGCAACAATGTACTCAGCAAGTCTATTTATGATAAGTGGTTTAGTTGCTTTGGTAGTTGGAAATCCAAATACAGGTGCTCTTCTTCTTTTAGCAGAAGCAGGTGGTAAATATCTGTACAAGTTAGGATAGTTAAACTGGTTTCTTAACTTATCAATAACCGATACTCCAATACCACCAGCATTTTCTACAGCAAGTAAAGCAGCCATCTGATTTCTACCAGCAAAAAATCTACCTATCAAATCTAGCTCAGAAGCCCAATCCCCGGGCTCGATAGTATTGCTACGATAATATCCAACAATCTCAGGTGTACCATCTTCGTGCATTGTAAGTATATGTGCTGCAGAGTAGTCAGCACCTACACCAAGCGATGGGTCAGCTGCTACAACATACTGTTTATCCCAATCAATCTCGCTTTGCGGATATGCCAAAGCTAAAGTAGACTGAAACCCTTCACCGGGAATATCTTCTACGAAATCCAATCCTGCTGGACCGTCATCGATAACCCCTCTAATATGAAACTCTTCACAATCTTCCTCGGGCGGTATCCAAGCAAAGCGTGGTCTACCCGATTCTCTAAACGCCTCATCATCAGTTGATGGGTACTCTGCGTAAAACAGCCATGGCTCAGCAACGAACTCGCGTTTTTTTAGCTCATACTGT